CATCGCGGCGCACTGGCCGAAGAAGTCGTCGTGGCCGTGAACGAGCCGCGCTGTATGTGGTGTAACAAACGGCTGCCGGTTGACCCGACGCCGGACGGCAAGTTGCAGGCGACCGTGACTTGCAGGTACTGCCGAAAGCAGACGGTCGTTCATCTCAGGCCCGCGGTCCCGCTGCCGCAATGAATACCGCATATTGACACTGGCGCAATACGGAATACTATTCCGTGTAGGTAAGAGCTATTAGCTCCTAAGCGGCCCCTCCTTAGCGAGACGTTGCGCGGCCCTCCGAAATGGAGGGCCGTCTTCTTTTGGAGCGCAAGAACCTCACAGTAATTCTCAAGGCCGAGGACGAGGGCAGCGTCAAGGCCGTATTTTCGACCCTCAACGTCATCGATAAAGACGGAGATGTCACCCTCCCCGGCGCTTTTGGCGACCAGGTGGTGAATATCGCCGCCTGGGGCCACAACTGGGGCGATCTTCCTTCCGGCGACGGCGTTATCCATGAAGCCAAGAACGAGGCGGTCTTTGAGGGATCGTTCTATCTCGGCACGCCGCAGGGCGATGCGACTTACCAAACCCTGAAACAGCGCCATGAGCGCGGCTTTTCCCAGGAATGGTCCTACGGTTTCGACGTTCTTGATGCCGAGCCGGGCATTTTCGACGGCAAAGACGTTCGCCTTCTAAAGAAACTCAAGGTCTATGAAGTTTCACCCGTGATGGTGGGCGCCGGCGAGCACACGCGCACGCTGGCAGTCAAAAGTCTCGATCAAGAGAGCAACGAACTTGTGGCGGCGGTATCTGACGCCCAGGAGCTTGTTGCTGCGTTCGGAAGCCGCATGAAAGTCAACGCCGAACTCCGTCAAAAGAGCGGTCGGTCGATTTCAGCGGCAAACAGGGCTCGGATCGCGTCGGTATCCGATGCGCTTGAAGGGCTGCTTGGCGAAATCAGGGGGTTGATCGAAGTAGACGACGAACCGAAAGGCGAGTCAGAGGCCGAGGCGGTACCCGCCGAAGAGCCAACCGAATCTGTGGTGTCCGCAGAGCTCCCCGAAGAAGTCAGGAAAACACTGGACCGCTATTTAGCCAATCAGCGCAACTACAGCGTGATTTAGGAGACACCACAGATGCCCTCTTTGACCGAGGTACGTGAACACCTGACTAGCCTTCAGTATCAGGCCAACCAGATCGCCACTGAAGCCGGCGTCGGCGGCGGTGACATCGATTTCTCCCGCGTGAAGTGCATCCCTGGCACGACGCAGGACAAGTTCGAGCGCTGGAAGGCCATCAACCTCGAGATGACGGAAGTCGGCGCCGAGTATGACCGGCTCAAGCTGGTCGAAGCAGAGATGAAGGCCGCCGCTCGTGAATGGGCCATTGATTCACAACCCGTCAATACTCCGCTTCATGCAGGCACCAACGGCTTGGGGCTGCGGGTGCCCACCAACAACATCAGCAAGTTGATCGACGCCAGTACAGAATGGCGGGCGCTTAAGGAGCGCAAGCAGGGTACGGCACGAATCGAGATCCCTGACTTCAAAGCACTGATCCAGCTTTCCGGTGTCAGCCCTCAGAATGATCGGGTTGCTCCTGTCCCGTTCCAGCAAGAGACGCGCACCGTCATCGATGTGATTGGTGAGACCCAGGTGAGCGCCGCAACGACGGTGGAATGGTACGAGAACACCACCTTTACGAACGTGGCCCGTGAAGAAGCCGAAGGCGCCGCCAAGCAGGAAGCGACCCTGGAATGGACCCTGCGAAACTCTCCGATCCGCACAATCGCCGTCTGGATTCCGGTAACGGTGCAGGCGCTCGATGACAACGACTTCCTCGAGGGCGAGATCAGGAACAGCCTCTCGCTAATGGTCCAGCGCCGTGAGGAAGTCCAGGTGCTCGTCGGTGACGGCAACGGCGAGAACATCTCGGGCATCCTCGATAACGCCAACATCCAGACCGAGGCAAAGGGTGCAAACCCCACGCCAACGGCCATTTTCAACGCCCTCCAGAAGGTTCGCGGCTCTGCTGGCGCCGGCTTTGGTGAGCCAGACCTCATCGTGATGCACCCGGCCGACCTGACCCAGATGTACACCCTCCAGTCCTTGCAGGGCGACTATATCCTCCAGGCGGTTATCCAGAACTCGCCCGATTTCCGGCTCTGGGGCCTTCCGATCCGCCAGACAACGGCAATGACGGAAGGCACCGCCCTTGTTGGCGACTTCGCCACTGGCGCTGAGGTCTATCGCCGCGGCGGTTTGAGTGTCGCTGCCTCAACCGAGCACTCGACTTACTTCACGGAGAACAAGGTGGCCATCCGCGCTGAGTCCCGTATCGGTCTCGCGGTGAGGGTGCCCGCCTACTTCTGTGAGGTAACGGGAATCTAGTCCCCGCCGCCCCGGAACGTGGGCGCGGGGTCCACGTTCCGGGGCATCTTAAAAGCGGAGGAAGGAATGGAACTATGGCACTAATCGAAGTAAGCAACCCGATTGAGGGCGGCTACGGTCCTTATCTGATGGTTGGCGCTCCGGTAGCGGGGACCACGGAAGTCCAGACGCTCACGATTGGCGGGACGCCGACTGGTGGCACCTTCAAGCTGACGTATCAGGGACACCAGACAGCGGCAATCACCTGGACGGCCGTCGATGCGACCCTGGTCACGTCGATCCAGACGGCGCTCCGGGCGCTCTCAAACATCCCTGCTGACGGTGTGAATGTTGCCGATACCACGCTGACAAGCGGTATCGGCGCTGTCTCCATTACCTTTGCCGGCGACCTGGCAAAGAAGGCGCAGCCGCTGATTACGGCCCAGAGCTCACTCACCGGCACGCTTCCGACCATAGTCATTACAGAGGCGACCCCGGGCGTGGACGCAACAGGTATTGGTGCCGCACCGGGGGCTCTTCTTGTCGACACTGATACCCCTGCTCTGTATCAGAACAGCGGCACGGCTGCTTTGCCGGTTTGGGGCGCGGTCTAATGCCCAACGTCTACGTCGACAAGGACATGAATATCGTCCCGGCGGGCGATGCTCGTGCTGCCCGTCTGGCGTGGCGTGAAGGCGGGACCGTGGATGAGACACGGCTGGAAGCGATGAAGCGCGGCCTCTCCAAAGAGGTAAAGGCCGCCATCGCCGCCCAGAAAGCGGCTGTCCCGGTAGCGAAGGAACCTACCAGGGAAGCCCCCGAGGAGGTCGCAGAGCCCGAAGAAAAAGCCGTGGATACAGTCGAGAACAAGGCCGTGGAGCAGCCGGCAGAGAACAAGTCGGCTCGGGGCAGGGTGCCGAGGTAATTACGGGTGATTGGAGATGCTTACGCCAGTCTGCCGGAGTTCCGTGCTTCGGAAGACATTTCCAGCTTCGATGACGATTTGCAGCTGGGATGGGCGCTTGCGGCAGTATCTCGTGTCCTCGACCGGAAGCTGAATCAGCCTCTTGGCTTTAACAAAGACGATGCAGTCACCACAAGGGTTTATAAGGTGGGCGATCCCATCGCTCCTATTGCCTCCATTTCAGGCCTGATCGTCAAGGTTTCTTTTGCTCTTGCGCCACCGATTATTTGGGCCGATATCGACCCATTGACGCTGGATACCGATTTTGAGCTTCTGCCGTTGGTGCCAGCCGCAGGCTGCCCCTGGACGGAAATCAATGTCTTCAATTGGTGGCGATTCTCAGAATGGAACTGGGACCACCAGCCTTACATGCCAAAGCATTACCGCATCCAGGTGACGGCGATCCATGGCTGGCCTGCGGTGCCTGTCGCAATCAAGTTGGCCACGATCAAGCTCACATCGATGCTCCTCGGTCTCTCGCCGTTCGCCTCTAACCGGATCGATGACGCGGGCACATTGCTAGACGTAGCACCGCAGGCGCGTTCGCTTTTGAAGTCGCTCCATCAGGTGTACAACCCCTTCCCAGTGGCGGTGGCCTGATGGCCGGCACTCTCGTCTCGGTCGTGGGCCTCAACAAGATCCTGGAGAAGCTCGACGCCAAGAAGCTCACCGGGCCCTCGGAAGCGCAACTCTTCCATGATGCAGCGACCGAGGGCCGCGACTTTCTCGCGGGGAAACTCAGCGAGCGCTTTCCTGCCACCTCGAACCACGTCATCGCCGAGTCGACGCCGGCTCAGGGCAAGATTTCGGCGCCCCGCTATCCCTACGTCTTCTTTGAGCGCGGCTCGCAGTACCCGCGGGCAGGGCGTCTGCATCGAAGGCGCACGGGCGTCAAGAACTCGGCCCTCCGCATCCGACCGCGGCGCTTTCTCTCGCAGACCAGGTCGAAGATCCGCCGCGACCTAACGAAGCACATCATCAGGATGAAGGCAGAGATCGAGAGGGTCTGGTCGGCGTGACCGCCGAAATCTCTGATGCGATGGAACAGATTTACCGGATCGAGGCAGCGCTGGTGAGTTCGGCCCCCTACTCCGCTGCGGTGAAGAGGGTTTACCCCTTCTTCCCATCCCAGACCCAGGTAATCAAGGCGGTGGACTGCCCCTGCTTCCTCAACACCTACTCGCCAACCAACGTCGACTTCAGGTCATCGCTTTTGATGACCGGATACACGATCCACCCACGACTCTTCGTCTACGACGGCAACCGGGACAAGGCCGCCGCGATTGCGGCCTCGTTTGTTGAGCCGATCATCGATTCCTTTGCGGCCAACATTAAGTTCGGTCTCCAGCGCTGGACGCTGCTTGGCCTGCGCTTCAACGAAGAGCAGCCGCGGGAATGGGCGTCAGAATCAGAAGCGGCCGGACTCACCTTTATCGGCCTCGACTTCTTCCTCGATGTCATGCATACGGGCCCAAAGACATATCAGGTGGGGGCTGCCCCGCCATGACCTTGTAAAGGATGTGGATGCCTTGTGGAAATTGACGCAGTTCGGGCGCACCCGATCCCCGCTCTCAGGTGTTCCCTGGCGCGACCTGAGTGATGAGGAGTTCGCCGCAGTAGAGGCCGCTCATCCGACGATCAGGGACCGTGGCTACTTCGAGGAAGTTGTCTCGCACCGTAGGCGGGCAGAAGAACGAGTGACAGAGGAATCCGGCACACCGCCGGCGGAAGAGAGCACTGCAAATGGCTGACAACACTATTGCCGGATTTCGTAAGGTCCAGTGGGGGGCCGAACTTGGCGGCACGATTGCCGCTACGGGCACCCTGACAGTCGTCACCCAGCCAACTGCCGGCGACACCATGACCATCGGCACCACGCTCTATACCTTTGTGGCAGATGGCACTGCCGACGCGGACGGTGAGATCAATGTCGGGACAAACCTGACAACGGCCCAACTCAACATCGCCAACGCGATCAAGGGCATCGATGGGATCAACACTCCCCACCCAACGGTCCGGGCGTCAGGCTTCCTTTCAAATATCTCCACCCTTACCGCAAAGGTTGGCGGCACGGGCGGTAACACTATTGCCACCACAGAGACCTTCACGGCCGTCGGGAACGTCTTCGGTGCTGCCACCCTTGGCGGCGGCGCTGCAACTGGCGGCATCGGCCGCGGCACGGCAGTGGCGGCGACCTCGATTGTCGCCGTTGAGGAAATGGCCTGGGATGATGCCGACGAGAACATTTACCGGCCCAAGGTCGCAAACGGCATCCTAATCCGTAACCGGGGGCGTGGTACGCCGGTAGAGCACGGGACGCGCTTCACTCTCACAGACCAGCCATTCGTCTGGGAGCAGGCGATGCATTGGCTGGCAATGAGTATCAGGGGCGATGTTGAGCCGACGGGTACGGGCGCCGAAGGCGATCCATTCGTCTGGGTTTTCGAGCGCGGGCCAACGGTCAACCCGAACCCGCTCTCCTTCACACTCGAGCGTGAATATGCGAACGGACTCGGCGACGTCGTCGACCAACGGGCATCCTATTGTCTTCTCGGGAGCCTAGGCCTGAAGTTTGCGGCACGAGAACATCTACGGATGTCGGGCGCGGGCTTCGCTCGCAAGTTCAACACCTCGCCGGCGACGCCGTCCCTTACGCTCCCAGACTTCGAGATCGGCGTCTCGGCCCTCTCAACCGTCTACGTCGATGACGATTGGGCCGATGTTGGCAC